GAATTGACGATTGGCGGGACATCTTTCAAAGGTGTCTACATCGCTATACTGCTGTCTCTTGCAACAACACTTGGCGGTGGCGTATGGACAGCGAGCAGTTTGTACGCTCGACTAGAAGCTGTAGAGAAGAAGACGATCCCTGACATCGGACCATTGCAAAAACAGATATTACTCGTTGAGCAACAACTTGAAGCGAACAACGTCAGTCAACTGCAAGGCAAGCTGTCGGAACTGGGCGTAAATTTATTGACGATAAAGGATCAGCAAGAAGAGTTGCTTGGGATCAAAGAGACAGTCATTGATCTGGAAAAAGATATTGAGACCATGCGATCCACAGTCAAGCAGGCTGAATTAATAGCTGCTGCAAGCGAGGGCATCGACGAGAGAATTAAGGCGATTGGTCGCGATTTGGATTCAGTCTGGGAAGCTATCGATTACGTTAGCAACCCTCTGAAATAACAAGTTAAGATGTAAGCTCTGGCGGGGAAATTGCTGTTGACCCCCTTCTGTAAGTCATTGATTTAAAAGGATTCGGGGTGTTACACCCTGCCCGGGTTTAATTACTAATGATTTTTGCATTATTCAAAAAAAACCTATTTCCTTTTTAATATCAATGACTTAACTTTTTGCCTAAGCCTACATCCTAGATAGATCTAACACCTGGGTATCAAAGCTAACAATAGCACTAGGATGTAACTTCTCCCGCAACTACTTTCGCCTTAACATGCCTTCGATCTTGCTTGCCTCCTTCGCCTTATAGGTGTGGTTCAAGTGCATGTAACGCTTCATAGAATTGCTTGATTTCCATCCGCCAAGTTCCATCAACGTCCGCTCACCGGTGCCTTCCATAATGTGCCAGCTCGCAAACGTGTGCCTCAGTGTATGAAACACAACGCCCTTGGGTAGACCCGCATTCTCGACAGCGCGGCGCCACGTTTTGTTGACCAAAGAGCTTTTGGCAAACGGCTTACCGATACTTTTTACCCATCGATTCTCCTGAACAAACACATACTCAATCCCCTTTGGCTTGCCCTTGATGAGGTACGGATATTTAAGCTCAAGTTCACGCTTGACCTCCTTTCTCCGTTTGAGGATTCTCTGAGCATCTTTGTTGAGGGGGAACGATGTAGCGATACCATTCTTCGCATCCTTCGCGCTGATATGCATCCTGCTAAGGTCGTCACTAACCGAGTCCCATCGAAGGAGCCTGATAGATTTATTCCTCTGACCACAGCACAGTCCAAACTCGACCATGTCGGCTCTCAGCTCATCTAGCCACCTCATCAACTCACGACACTGTACCGGCGATAAGTGCAACTCTCGCTCGTTCTCTTTCACGTTTGAAAATTTTGGCACCTTCTCAATAGCCTCCTGCTCATCGCGAGCATGTGTCAATAGCGCACGGCAGTATGTCCGGTAGGTATTGACCCAACCAGCAGTGACTGGCTCGCCAGACCACCGATTGTTTCTCTGTGACAGCTCGGCAAAGAACGTCGTCAGCAGCTTTTTATTTTCAAAATTCTTAATAGGCAGATCCCCCCATCGCCCAATCAGCTCATTCACTATTTTGATTGTGTAATCGCCTTTTCTCTTGCCCGACTTTTTAGTTGGTGCGGCAAGATAAACTTCGGCACAATCTCGAAACGTCATTACTCTATCCATAGTCTTTCTCCATTAATGTTTTATGAAGAGGTCAACAGCGCTGGTACATTACCACGCTAATGCGCTCAACAAAAGGTCTGTTGCGAAGGGCAGGTAGACCAAGCCTGAATAAATGGGCATGAGGAGGAGGAAAGCCCATTCCTTCTTGTCGCCAGCTAGTGCGGCTCAGACTCGGCGGACGCTTCATCTGCGACAGGGTCAGGCAAAAGCTTTATCGCCTCTTTCATGTTTAGATCAGCGCCTTGTCTTGCCGATTGCAGCAGCGCACCCAGCAAACTGATAGCGGAGTTGGTCTGCTGCGCGTTGCCAAGCATCGTTCTGCAAGACTCAGAGATGTCATCGACAAGGTAATTCGTGCCGTCAACATTTATTACATTACGTTCTTCTGTCATTGTTTTTTCCTCGCGTCATCGCGCAATATTTTGTATTTTCTGGGACCACCCACAAGCAGTTGGGCTTGCGGGAACATGAAGTTAGTTGGACTAGTTGTTACCGTGCCGCATTCAGGACACTTCAGATTAGGTTTGTTAAAATAAGGCTGAACACCCATCATCTCAACAAACACTTCGTCCGTAAGCTGAAGACCTTTATCCCCAGCCGTCAGTACATGTTCCTGATGCCCTAATCGTTTTGAATGAACGTTCAGGTGTGTTTCGTGTCTACCTTGCAAGTCAACGACACCGCGAACGTAAACTCGATGATCAAAAGACTTTTCGAGATTGTTAGGGTCGAGGTTTTCGCCGCCATAAAAAACGGTTCCAACGCTCCTGGTTATTCTTAAAGGCATTTGCCGTATCCTTAAAAGGGTAGGTCGTCTTCAAAGTCATCGACTGACGATGGCGCTGCGCTGGGTTCACCTTTAGACACTTTCGCGCCTGACTCAGTGAACTGCTTAAGGTCCATCATGCCGTTGCCGATCCACGCGTCTTTTATTTGCAGAACCGCACCGTTGTCAGTCTTTTCAACTTTGCCTTTCCAATTCATTCTCATCAGATCGTTGCTTGATTGGTTCAAACCTTCCTGCAACCAATCGATAAAGTTTTGACCGATCTGCAAAAACCCATCGTAATCATGAGCCTTGTCATCAGTCGCCCAATCTTGACCCTTGTCTTCACGCAACACCTTCAAGCGGTCTAACTCTTTTTGCTTTTTCTCAGGACTCAGTTTATAAAGCCGACCATTGCCTGCATTCACTTCAAAATTACTCATCACACATCTCCGTGTTGTATTTGGACTTGCATTGCGCCCGTGGTTCTTCGGAAAGAAGAAAGGGACTCATCTTGATTTAACACTTCATCTTCGCCACCCAGAAATTCAAAGGCTTGACGGTAGTCGATAGACGGTGTCTTCATGATCACCTTGACCGTTGTCTTGCCATTACTGACTGAACCTTTGTACCGCTCAGCGATATCTTTTTTCAGCGACTCACTGGTCTTGCCCAGCACATCTAAGGTTTGTAGGTCGTCACCAATCCGCGACTTGATGTCGGCAATCCTGTCCTGCATTGCTGTCAGTCGGTTCAGCTCTTCATCCGTCTTGATGACTTCTGGCGCGTTAACTTCGATGTTTTTAACGTGATCAGCGCGAGTGACTTCATCTCGATGCTGCTCGGCAATCCAGTTGTACCAGCATTGATAAAGATCAAGTCGGCTGATCGTTCCCTTCGCTGGCTGGGGCAAAAACTTGCGGCTCAGTAGCTCCGTCAGGAAGTCTTCTTTTCGGGGAACTCGTTCCAACGTGTATTGCGGCTCGGCGGTTTCGTTCTTCGCTAGGTAACAAATAAAATCACACCATTCTGCGTCCAGAACTTCCATCTGCATGTAGACCTGCATCAGGTACATGCTTCGTTTAGGCGCAAAGATAGAATAAGGCTCTTTTGTGTACTGCGGGAACGGACATTTGATTTCGACGCAACCATCGAGACCGACGAGTCCATCTGGCGATGCTGCGATAAAGTCATACTTAGGATGAACAACAAGACCCGTCTCTTCGACAGTGTAGCCTTGCAGATCTTCCAAGAAGATTCGTGCGTGATCCTCCATCATCTGCCCGTGGGCGACAGCAGGCACCATCTTGAACTCAGACTCAGCGCCAGATAAAGCTCTGACTTCTTGGCGAACCAAGTCAGCAGGCTTCATATACGGGTGCTTGCCTTCGAGCGCAGCGCAGACAGATGCTTTGATCTTGCCTGCTCGCATCCGATGCCATTCGGGACTTCCTTGAATCGCTAGACTCATTTGCTAGCCCTCCAACCTTTATCCGCGCAGAGGGCTTCCCAGCCGCCAGTGGTATCCGTCAAGCCTCGATTAGTTAGACCTCGTTTAAACTTGTCATGCAGCTTTGTTGCTTCACTCAGCGTCTTGGCATCACCAAACTTGAGATGGTCCCAGATAGCGATAACCTTTTGGCGTTCAGCATCTGCATCATTTGTTTCTGAAGGTGTGCTTTGTTCAGGTTTAGAAACCCTTGTTTCTTCAATGATTTTGATCTGAGATGACAGCCACATGGTGTAGCCCAGCCCAAATTCTCCCATCGCCTTAACGCGACAGCGCTGTTTAGCAGTATTGATGTCTGTAGCTGAGGGGGATTCAATCGCCTTACCTGATCGGTGAACCGGTAAGTAGGTGATGTTGGTCTGTCCGCCAATGGTCATGCGGCAACGTACTTCTGCGGAGCCGTCATCGAAATAGTGGCATTCGCGACCCGTAGGGTCTTCGGTGAATTCCCAGTGGTACTCAGGAAATGTACCCATCATAATTTCATGGGCTTTCATCCAAGCGAGATAAGTGAGGACTTGGTCCCCGACAACTTCAGTCTCAGTGCAAAAGGGTGTTACGTCGATGGTTGTTAGTGTCGCCCAGATATGAGCGCGGGTCAGCAATTCCATGTAATATCTCCGTTAGTTCAAGAGATATAATAACAGCCTTCAGACTAATATCAATGCTTATAGA